CTGCAACGCCATGAGGGCCTGCAGCCACACTACGAGTCCAAACACGCCACGCTAATCGCCCGCAACCGATTGATCCTCGCCGAGTCTCTTCCGTCACCGCGGGACATGGAACGGCTGCTAACGCGTAGTCACCAGTTGGGCCTGTGGGGGGAGCGGGCCGCCTGACGGGCCCAGAGTCGTTAGTTTGTCAATAAACACGACTCTGCATTTCATAGACTTACGGGCACGGCCTTGCGGTTCGCAACCCCCATCGGAAACTTCCGATGGAGGATGCCGTGGCCGATACCACGAGCAACACCAAGAGCATCACCAGCACCGGAGCGCTTGCCCTTCGGATAGGTAGCCGTCGAGTTGTGATTGGCGTTGCCACTCTGGCTGACGCCTCGCGCATGTTCCTGCGCCTGAACTGCAAGGCGATGCAGCGCGGAAGCATCCTGCGCCACGCCACGGTCCACGACTCCGCCACGATGGAGACGGTCGCCCGCATTTCACAAAACGGCAACGTGTGGCCGAACGCCGATTGGTTCTCCGGTATGAGGCCGCTCTACACCCCGACTGACGCAGACTTCGCGGCCTGCCATCAGGACTTGTTCTGATGACCGCCCCCCGCCTCCATCCCGTGTTCGCCGCGATTCTAGCGGGCTTCATGCCGCCGACCGCTCGCCCCGATGGCGACGCGCCGAACGACACCGAGCGCGAGGACGCCGAGCCCTGCACGCGCTCCGGCTACGACTTCTGCGACGGCCCCTGCAAGCGCTGCGACGAACGGGCCGAGGCCGCACTCGACAACGAGTGGGACAACCGCCGCGAAGAAGCGGCGATCGGGCGCGACTTCGAGCAGGAGCGTGCGTCATGACCATTCCTGAGTTCCGTCTCGTCCACGCCTACGCCCGGGCCAGTGAACTCGCGATGCGGCTGTATGACACGTCCCGCTACGCGCACCACCGGGACCGGGCCGATCGACTCCGCAACCTGCTCCCGGCGCGCTTCGACCGCTGGCTCTCGAGGGCTCCCAAGTGACCAAGCGGCAGCGCGTGTACCGCGCCTATTTCCACGCAACACGGCGCTCGCTCTCGGCCCAGAACGCTGTTCGCCGCGAGCAGTGCTGGCGCCTCGCCCACCGGCTGGCGCTGTGGCTCGCCGGATACGACCAACTGAACCTGTTCTCGAAAGGACAGACCCATGACGCTCGGTGAGTTCCAGGAGTGGCTGGACGGATTGGCCCAGAAGCGGCGGGCCGAGCAGAAGCGACGCCGCTACGAAATGGCACGTTTCGAGGAAATGTTCGTCCCCAGCGACGTGCACACGGTCGAGCCCGACATCACGATCGGCGTGGCCGCATTCCTCGGCGAGTGCCGCATCCGCATGTTCGAGCGGGGGCAGCGGTGATGGCGCGCGGGACGTTCTCCGCCGGGCGCGACATGCCCATCTGGCTCGTGATCCTGGCGCTCTTGGCATGTGCGTTTGAGTGGGGGGCGAAGTGACCAACCTCATCGAGAGCGCGCACGTCGTCAACATCACGCCAGACAGCGAGGCCGAGCGCCGGCTGTTCATTCAGGCGGCCACCACGGCAAACGAGGCTGTCATCGTGCCGTCTCGGCTCCGGCTCCACTACACCTCGCCCACCCAGCTCCGCCTGATGCGCGACCTGTTCGACACGCTCGCGTCTCGCATGGAGGCCATCCGAAACGCCGAGGCTGCGCTCGCCAACCACGAGCCGGCCCTGGAATCCCCCGAGACACCACCCGGAGCGTGATCGGTCGCCCGGCGGCTCTTGTCCAGAGCACCCGGTATCGGCCGGCAACAGTGACGGCGCTCTAGGAACCGCCGCACACGGCCGGGCCACCATCCCCCGCAGAAGGAGAGACGAACGTGGCAAAGAGAGCAGAAACCGTCGCAGGGCTGGACCTCGAGACCACTGCCGTGCCGCCAGCGGCCAGCACCGCGCTCGCCGCGCACAACGGCACGCACCTCGCGGTGATCGTGGACGAATCCGCGCAGGTCATGTCGCTGTTTGACAAGGCCATCGCGCAGGGGGCCGGCGGAGTCGCGGCACTCGAGCAACTGGTGAACCTGCACGATCGCGTGCAGCGGCGCCGGGCCGAGCTGGAGTTTTCCCGCGCGCTCGTGGCGTTCCAGCAGAACTGCCCACCCATCCCCAAGTCGAGCACCGCCAACATCCCGACCAAGGGCGGCGGTTCGTTCAAGTACACGTATGCGGACCTCGAGCAGATCATCGAGACCATCCGGCCGCACCTGGCGGCGCAGGGGTTCTCGTTCTCGTTCGACTCCGCGGTGGCAGACGCCACGCTGACGTGCTTCTGCACGCTGCGGCACGCGAACGGGCACAGCGACACGACCAGATTCTCGCTTACGACGACATCCGCCTCAGCCATGAGCGAGCAGCAGAAGGTCGGGGCCGCCCTCACGTTCGCCAAGCGGCAGACGCTCACGAGCATCCTGGGGCTTTCGCTTACCGACGCCGCTCCCGAGCAGGGCACCAGCTTCGTTAGCATTAGCGACGAGCAGGTGGCCAACCTCGAGGCGCTCATACAGGAGACCGGGTCCGATCGGGGCGGGTTCCTGAAATATCTGGGCATCGACGAGCTGGCCGAGTTGCCGCTGGCCCGCTACTCGGGCGCGCTCGCGCTGATGGAGCAGAAGCGCAAGGCGGCGAAGCCATGATCGTGCTGGACGTGCAACAGGGCAGTGCGGAGTGGCTGCAGGCCCGCCTCGGCATCCCCACGGCGTCTCGTTTCAGCTCGATCATGACACCGAAAACCCGGAAGCCCTCGGCGCAACAGGACAAGTACCTGTGCCAGCTCCTGGCCGAGCGGCTGCTGGGGCACCCCGTGGACGAGGTCTCGACCGACTTCATGGAGCGCGGCACGATGCTCGAGCCGCAGGCCGTCGCCGCCTACGAGTTCCTGCACGACGTAGCGACCGAACCCGTGGGTTTCATGCTCTCGGACGATCGCCGCTACGGCGCATCGCCCGACCGCCTGGTAGGCGCTAACGGGGCGCTCGAGGTCAAGTGCCTATCCGCCGCCAACCACGTCGCGGCCATGCTCGGCTGGAACAACGAGGACCACATCAGCCAAGTGCAGGGGCAACTCTGGGTCTCGGGGCTCGCATGGGTGGACAACTTCTTTTTCAACCCCGAGCTACCGAGCCACGAGGTGCGCATCTATCGAGACGAGGTCTACATCGCCGCGCTCTCCGGGTGCGTGCTGCCGTTCTGTAATCGGCTCGAGGCCGCCTACGCCCAACTCACCGGCGGCACTCCGCCCGCCGGCGCCCACCCCATCCCCGGCATGGAAGCCGGGGCCGAGGTGTCCGTCACCACCCGCGAATCGGACATCGAACGCGCCCGCCGCAAGCGGGACCACCAGCCCACCAGCTAGGAGACGCCATGCCGAGTATCAACCGCATCACGATCATGGGCCACCTCGGGAAAGACCCCGAGCTGCGCCACACCCAGGGCGGCAAGCCGTTCGCCACGTTCTCCGTCGCCACCAGTGAGAAGTGGAACGACGCCGCCGGCAACCCGCAAGAGCGCACCGAGTGGCACAACGTCTCCGTGTTCACCAAGTCCGCCGAGGCGTGCGTGAAGTATCTCAAGAAGGGATCGCTCGTTTACGTCGAGGGCAAGCTGCAGTCGCGCGAGTACGAGAAAAACGGCGTGAAGATGCGCGCCTACGACATCAGCGCGTTCGATGTGAAGTTCCTGGACGGCCGCGACACCAGCAAGCCCGCAGCGAACACACCGGCGAGCGGTGGTCCTAGCTGGGAAGAACTGCCGGCGGATAGCGACCTTCCGTTCTAGACGATGTGGGGCGGGAACGGCGCGCGCTGGCTCTGCTACGGCGCCTACCAGTACGAGCCCACGTGCTTCGACGGGGCGGCGAGCAGCGGAATCCTTGCCACGTTCGCGGTGACCGGGTGCGGGTCAATCGCGCTGCAGAACACCTCGTTCAAGGCCGCCTATGTGTGTTTGAGCACCAGCCCGTTCCTCGAGGAGATCTCGTTCAACGTCTCCGAGACGCCGGTGTATATCGGCTGCATCACGGGCGGAGGTGGCGGGGGGCTTGATGAGGGCATGAGGGCTGGCACCGAGGCCAAGCCATCCACCCCGGCCAAGCGCACTACGTGGGGAAGCATCAAGGCGTTCTATCGGTAGGTCGTGAGCGCGGGAGAACGCAGGGTCCGTTCGATGCGTCGGAGCACCTTGCGGCTGGCTGGCGGGCCAGACCCGCGCGGATAACTGAACAGGGTGGCGGGTGATGTCGGGTCTCGAGTCAGCCCGGCAGAGCAGGCCAGTCGGGGTAGAGGGATCGCAACCTTCGCACCTTCCCCGGCGAGCGGCCCGCCCCCACTTGAATCACATGGAGGT